TTAACATAATACACATAATGCGCACTGAAGTAGTAGCTCTTTAAGCTGTACCGCGTACAACATTAGTCCGCCCAAAGCCATTGATATACTTGAAATTCCTAGCCCGTTAAACTTTTTTCCGATGCTTTGCCATAGTGCTTGGGCTTCGTAGGTTTTCGCTTTATCCATCGCTAAACCGATTAGAGCCTTTTCTTTGTCTTCGCCTACAGCTTCCGCCAACATAAGTATTTGATTTTCTTTCAAGTATGTTCTGCCTTTACGCACATCAGTCAGCATTTGAGGACTTATCCCTAAATCTGGCGCGATTTGCTTGTATTGAACATAGTTCATCTGCTCTTTATAGGCATCAATGAGCTTGTTTGTATACATTTTCCAATCCTGCGTTTCGGTCGTTTTCACCTGATTCTAGCTCATTTGTACGAAACTTATCGTATTTACAGTACGGAGAATTTCGTATTTACTCTACGAAAATTATCGTACTTGGCCGCCTTGGATGCTCGACCTTAACTCGACTCCTTGGTGGCCTCCCAACTAGTTAAGGTGGTTGCTATGTCTATTCACGCTTTACCTCTATCAGATGCTGTCATTCTCGACACGGAAACTACGGGCTTAGATTCGAGTGCTCGTATTGTTGAAATTTCACTGATTGATGCTGAGTCCGGTCTAACTCTCTACAGCGGTCTGGTGAATCCCATGATTCAGATTCCCGCTGAGGCTACGGCTATTCACGGCATCACTAATGAAGATGTTGCAGACAAGCCCACGTTTGATGTGGTTTGGAATGAAATCAAAGACTTCCTTTTTGAACAACACGTCATCGTTTACAACTTCGATTACGACTACCGACTCATCAAACAATCGCTCTCAGACTTCGATTACCCATTGGCAAATTTAATTCATTTTTTTGGTGGCGGTCTGTGTGCAATGGCCTGGTATGCGGAGTTTTATGGCGATTGGAATGATTACCATGAATGCTACAAATGGCAACGTTTGACCGCTGCCTGTGCACAACAAAATATCGATGTGTCTGATCTAACCGCTCACCGCGCTTTGGCCGATTGCGAAATGACTCGCCGCCTTATTCATGCTGTTAACGCAAAGATTAAGGGCTGAATCATGACTGGCGATTTCATCCTATTGACCACTGAGGACATTGAAAGCATCGCGTTCATTCTGGCCGTGTATGTCTCGATGTTCTGTTTCGCTGGGTTCATGGGCGCACGCATCGTCAGTTTTATCCTAGATGCAATAGAACGTTACACCGTGACATTTGAAGTGAAGCGTTTGATTGTGCGTCGTAACCAGTTAGCCCGTGAAGTTTTTCAGCTTGAACAGCAACGTCACGCGCTTAAACGTCAAAGTCTGGATGCGTGATTATGGATACCATCTACTTCGACAACGAACCCAACATCGGACTCAACGTCTATTTCCCTTGGGGACATCGCTTCTTCAAATCTCAGTTTGAGTTTGACCTGTATCTGTCGACGCATTACGGCACCGACCCATATCAACTGGTCGAAATCACTGATGAAAACTACCAGGAGCTGCTGCTCAAGGGGGTTTTCCATGCCATCTAAAAAAACGCATCCGTTCCACGATTCGATTCGTCCGGTCAAGGTTGATCACCTGGCGTTTACCTTTGCGTATTCCGACCTGCGTCACTTAGACCGCTCGAATGACCAAGACTTCGTGAACCTCCAGTTCCCTGAATATCGAGAGCCGCCACTCTCTACACCAGAGCAGTTGGAGCACGCCATCACTAAATACAAGAACAAGGTGCGCAAAGTCTTAGCGCATCGCCTGGAGGAATTCATGCAAAAAGTCATGGGTTTCCGTCTGTCACCGATGCGTGGTCGCGGCCTGCATGGTTACAACGATTCCGCGGTGATTCTTGACCCAACGGGCACCCAAGAATGTGGCCTGATAGGTATCGGCGGCAATAACGACACCGTATTCGTGCAAATCAACGGCACGGGCTGCACTCGTCTATTTGAACGTATTTCCCACACCAAACTGCATTGGTGGTTGGCCACGATTTTGGGTGTCACTCGCCTAGCCCGTCTTGACCTGGCGGTGGATGACTACACCGGAATTTTCAACGCTCAGTACGCTGAGAAGTGTTTTTATGAAGGCGCATTTCGCACGGCCAATCGTGGTCGTGGTCCGTCAATGGTTCCTCATAAACGCATTACCGAAAGCGGTGAACTGATGGAAGAAGCCACCATTGTGGGCTCTCGTTCGTCGTCGGTGTACTGGCGTATCTACAACAAAAAGCTGGAGCAGAAAATCTCTGACCCTGAGCTGGTTTGGTATCGCAACGAAGTCGAGCTGAAGAAGTGCGACATTGATTTGCTGGCCACGCCCGCCTCGGCCTTTGCTGGCCTGTGTGATTTTTGCCGCCTCAATTGAGCCAGCGGCACCAGTGAAATTCAGCAAGAACAAGAAAGCGCAAGGTCTGGAATTCTTCGCGCGTATCGCCTGGGTGCGTCGTCAATGTGGCGTTGCCCTGGCTGAAGTGATTGCAATGACGGAGGGTGACCTGGGCGAAGCCTTTGGGATGCTCATTCCTCATAAACATCGACGGGACGACTTCGACGAACTCGGCGTTCCCGACTCTTACACCCAACTGAAACACACCATAACGGAGTTAAGGCAATGGCAACCATTACAGGTATCGCAATAAAGACGTTCCCGAAATCGGGCACAAAAATCGCTGAACTGTGCGTATTACGTCCGGTGGAAACCGTGAACGCTGAGAAGTTTGAGCAATACGGCATCGGCTTTAACACCGATATTCCTTACAACAAACAACCGCTGCGCGTGAACCTGGAGTACGCCCAAAAGCTTATCCAGTCCCGCGCCTTTGTCCCGAACCGTGACTACGACATCAAGTTTGGCAGCAATCCGGAAGACCCGCTTGAAGTCGTGGTGACTGACCTGGTTCCGGTCGACGAAGACATTAAGAAATACTTTGCTGAACAGCTCAAGAAATAAGGGGCTGTCATGAGCAAGTGCGTAATCGACTACAACGGCTATGTGATGACGTCATCGACGGCCTGCGATTACGTGGTGTTAACGTCAGACGAAGCCAACAACCTACTCAATAACACTTCGTCTGATTCGTTAAATATCGACCCTGCTTTGTACTCCACCGTGTCGGGCTATCTGCTGTTGTCCCTCATTGGTGGCCACATCCTTGGTCGAATCGTTAAAGCCCTCGGTAGAGGGTGACACTGTCACTAACAACGGAGATACACCCATGAAATACATGAACCTTCTGAAACAACACTCTGCAAAAATCGCGGCGGGTACTGGTGCCCTAGTCCTGTCTGGTGCGGCTCGTGCTGACGTTGCTGAATCCATCACCACAGCAGTGTCGACTGGCCAGGCTAACTACACGCTGGTTGTGGTTGGTCTGATTGGTTTGGCGGCCATCGGTTTTGGTCTGCGTGCCATCATCGGCGCGATGCGTTAAGCCATGACCGAGCTGATATCTAACGTCATCACCATACTCTTAGCCCTGGCTAATGGTGGGGCGTTTATATACGGCTTCTACACTGGAATCAACGCCTCCTAACGGGGGCGTTTTACTTCATGGGGTGGCTTATGCAAGCGGCAATCAATACCTGTCTGACTCTCCTACTTTTACTCTCCGTCTTTCTGTCAGCGTCTTCTCATGCCGAGGATGACACTCTGTGCCCGATAGGATTTCAGCGGACTTTTCAGTGGAAATACACCGAGTTTGGCGTCTATCCCAAGGAAGGGTTTTGCTCATCTCTGGACAACTGCCGCTATCGTTTCAACACATCGACCTGTGACGACGGCAATGTCCTGTGTAGCGGTATCGGGTTTGGGGATGGCTTTTACTGTGGCGACGATAATTCACTTCCTACGTGTGACGATAACAACAACTGTGAAGCACCGACCCCAGACCCATCCGACCCACTTGATCCGAAACTGGTCTCTTACGATGTGGCGTGTGGCTCTTACTTCTATGACCAGGGCAACACTAAAGGCTGGAGCGGAAAATGTGACGGCTCCTTGCATGTGCCGGACTACACCGAACCTCTGAACTATCTCAAAGGCGTGATGCAAGACGCTCGGCGCTTAACCTTTGGTAACGCTCAGGCACTCGAACACCTCAAGAAAACCGTCGATACCTTGCCAAGTGATATCAACAATGCGATGGAGATGTCTGAAAACCGACTGATTGAGCGTATGGATGACACGATGAGTAGCGCCAACAGCACGATTGTGACTAGGCTCGATACCATGATTTCCGGTGGTGTGTCGCTCATCCCTGAGACCAACACCAAACTTGAAGAGATTTATGTCGAAGCCAGGCTCGCCAACCTTAACGCGTTCTCGGCCATGAGCAGTAATAGCCGGATACTCGGTATCGAACAACTGCTGTTTATGGAAGTGATGCCTTCCCTGAATACGCTGAAATCCGACACGACCGACCTGCGCAAGTCCAGCGCCAAACTCTCTAAGGACACGGCCGAAAATTTCACGACCACCAATGGCAAGATTGACTCACTGGAAAGCACCACGTCCGGCAACTTTGACGCCACCAACACCAAGATTGATGGGCTGGCCGATGGTTTAAAAGCCTTGTCTGAACAAATCAGCGCGGGCTCTGGTACTGGCTCTGGTGACGTCGACCTGTCTGGCATCGAGTCCAGGCTCAAGGGCATTCAGGACACGCTCAACGGTGTCGGCCTGTCCGGTCGGGCTTTCGAGGGGCAAGTCGATTTTGAAGGCAATGGCCTTTACGGTTCGGACGCGATTGACAAGCTCCAGGGCGAAATCGAACAGCTTCAGGAGCAATACCAAGAGCAGATGGGACAGTTTAAGTCCCTGTTCACGTTCGACGAATCTCAGCTTAACTCTGGCGAATACGTCAAACACGAATGGACGTTCACCTTTGCCAATGGTCGCACCAACTCATTCAGTTCAGGTGTGTTCCCTGCACTGCTCCAGAACGCCAACTTTATCGCCGCCGTGTTGTTGTTCCTGGCGGTACTGCTTGGCATCAAAGCCCTGACGGATTAGGAGGACGTATGCAATTTTTCGTTGATCTCATTAGCTCACTCGGCGACTTCGGCCAGACCATCGTCGACTTCCTGGACTTCGTCCCGACCTACTTTCAGCAGCTCGTTGCCTACATCAACGTGTGGTACATCAAACTCAAACTCGTGGGTCTGATTTGGACAATGCAGGTCTACTACGCCACCGCCAAGATACTGCTTGAAGAAATCGGATTCACTCAGGCGATTGCGTCAGCCTTTAACGCGCTGCCGGATGAACTGCGCTACTACGCGCACGCCTTTGGCCTGCCTCGTGCTATCAGTGTCTATTTCAACTTCGTCGCCACGGGCTTCGTCATGAAAATGCTGAGGTAACACCGATGGCCATCACCATTCGCACGGGCGCGAACGGCGCCTACAAATCTTCCTATGTCGCCTACTTTGTTATCCTGGAAGCGCTCAAAGCGGGTCGAGTGGTCGTGACCAACATTGAAGGCATGCAACCACTGGAAGAAATCGCGCGCCGGTTCGATATCGAGTTCCCCAGTACGACCCGTTTGATCCGCATCTTCAGCCGTGACAAAAACGGCATCGACCTGTGGCAGCACTTCTTTTGCTGGTGCCCGCTTGGGGCACTCATTGTCATCGACGAATGCCAGGATATTTTCTCTAAGAACATCGGCTTTCGTATGGAGAAAATCACTCACCGTCCTTTGGCCGAGTTCCTGCCGCATCTGCCGAAAGACTATGAGAACTTCTTCAACTCGCGCCACGTCCCTGTCGATATGTCCAAGCTCGACGCCTCGGAGATAGACGACCGCGGCCAGGCAGAATTCGACGAAAACGGGCGCATCATCTACCCGCTCACGTTTAACGAAGGCTTCACTCGCCATCGCAAATACAACTGGGATATAGAGCTGCTCTCACCGGATTGGGCGCAGATTGATACCGTCATGCGCGCCTGTTCGGAGCAGTGCTTCTTTCACAAAGGCAATGACGGTATGTTCTGGGCGAAGCGCAAGCCGCTTATCTACAAACACGCGAAGAACACCTCAACGCCTGTTATCCCCAAAGGCAAAGACCCCAACGTCATGTCGGTCAAAATCCCGCTTGATGCGTTCCTGCTGTACAAGTCCACGGCCACCGGAAAAGCGCAACAGTCCGGCGCCGTGAACGTCCTTTATAAAAGCCCGAAATTCCTGACGGCCTTGGCCGCGGGTATCGGCTGCATAGGATACTTTCTCTATGGTTTATCCGGTCTGGTTCTTGGTACTTCTGAGGAAGTATCGGACGCGCCCACGGCGCACACTCAATCTCAGGTTTCTCAATCGACCCAAGGCGCTGGTCAAAAAGATGCTGAAGGTGCTGGCGTTCTACCTGCTCGTGGGGCTGGCCATCCGGCTAACAGCGGTGCCGCTGATTCAGTTGCTCTTGCATCAAGCCGGGTTGAACTGATGCGTCAAATGTTGGGGCTCTATGAAATACAGAGCCTCTACTACACTGGCCACACAACCAGGCAAACCAACAAGGGCTTTAAGTTCATGGTCACGCTGGAAGCCAGGACACCGGAAGGCACCTATTACTTTGATGACACCTTCCTCAAGGCCAATCACATCAGCTTCGTGCACTACGACGATTGCCTGTTGCAGCTGACCAAGGAAGCGGTCAATCTGAACGTGTTCTGCAAGCCTCGCCAGGAGCAACAACGCGAACCCGAACGCGCTGAAATCAAGCTGAACTCGATATTCTAGGACTGCTATCATTTTTCGAACCGGTGAGGTGTTTTCCAGGCGAACAATGCAATCAAAACAGCGATTTTGCCTGGAACAATCGAGTTATTTTGCTATCATATTTCGACCAGGCAAAATCTGCAGAAAGGAAAAGTGATGGCGATAACCATACGAGATACAGAGCAGCATGAGAAAATGCTGTCAGACCTGAAAGACCTGACCAACATCCCCACCATGTCCAAGAGTCTTATCCAGGGCGGCTACCTCGCGCTGCGCTACCATAACCTGTACGAGCAAGAACGCCGAGAGAACGAGAGACTGAAAGCGGAGCTGCGAAGCCTGCGCGGTAAGGTCGATGTGTTCGTGACGGCCTTTGATGCGCTCAAAGCCAAATAACACGCCCTGAGCTGCTGCGAAGGGATAAGCGCCCTACTCAGAACGCCAAGAAACCCGCCAGGCCACTGGCGCGAGACAAGCCCACTTCGGTGGGCTTTGCTGTATCCTGGGAGAACAAAAACAGCCGCCTCCCTGCCAGGCCATTGCTGATGGCCAGCGAAGAAGGATCTTCAATGATCTCTATTCTTAAAGCACCTGGTGTTTTGGTGTTGGCGAAGGCCGCGGACGACGACGAAGACTGAGGAGGAGGAGCAGACGCAGCCAACCCCCGTTCTGTATCACGGGGGTAAATTCCACGCAACCTCATGGCGTTAACGGGACTCAGACAAAAGAAAACCGCCCTTTCGGGCGGTTAGCTTAAAGCAAGCAAAGGTTTTTCGATTGTGAGCTCACACAGTATCCGGCTTACTGTTCCTGGTCTACGTGTCTGAAATCACTTTGCGATTCATTTCAATCGGATAACTGAAATTCACTGATTACTCAGTATTAGTAGTTAGGTCTGAACTACAAAGCCGTGCTCGTATAACACCCCATTGGGTAATACGGGGTGAAAGTCTGACCTCGTTCCTGCCTATGGAGCTAATCACCCTATGGAATTTGAAACTGTTTTTTCTTTTCTTGATTGAATTCTAATATTAAGTCCCCATGTTCTAATATGTGACTAATTGTTTATGTTTGTCACTTTTGAAATAACCATAAGGATGAAACAAAATGGGTTTATTAGAAGATAAGAAACTTGCAGATTTAGAGCAAAAAATAGAAAAACTTAGACAACCAAGAAACGATTTTTTCATGAAGGTCAAGGCCGAAGTGTTACAACATCAGAAGACTAAGTTTCATGATTTTTTGAAAGAACATGGATTCCAAGTCTCTGAAGATCAACATAGACAAGCTATTGAAGGTAATTATCAGGGGACTATTAAAATCAAGCTCTCCTATCCAAAACTGGAAGACAGCTTTTTTGGGGCTGACTCGGTTTTTGACTTAAGCTATTTTAAAAATGCTTCGAATAAACCCGTTAGAACTTGCAAAGTGGGGATGAACATCAATCGTACTAGTACTCCTAGTTTTGGTGGTGTTTTCATTGGTGGAACTATGGACGCTAAGAAGATGGAGTTCTATGAACAAACATTAATTCCTTTTTTAGAAAATGTTGGTACAGCAGACATTACTGGTGATTATACTTTGACTATTCTTGAGCCCGTTGCTCCGATGAGTGGAAAATACACTGATTTTTCAGATCTTCTGAATGACTTCGTTTCTTGACCCTTCTCACCGAATAGATTTTTAAGCAGCTGAAATAGCTGCTTTTTTTGTGGTGCGTTTTGGAAGCCACATCTCCACTCTAAGCGACTTACGTTATATCTTACTTCTGCACATATTTATAATGTATACTGTCTAAAAAGTCATATTGACATTTTAAGTTTTACAGTGAGGCCGTATGCAATCTCAAACTATGAAAGGCAAAGGTATGCCTGATGTTATTAGCCCCTTGGCTGGTATCGTCTCGGCTGTTCGTTTCTTGTTTCATAGTGATTCTGAACAGCATTCCATGACTCGGCTAAACCAAGGCTTTACCCAAATGGTTAACGGTCTTAGTCTGATTCTTGGTGCGTCAGAACAAATCTTGAACGATAAAATTGACAGCGTGATAGATACCGAGCTGTCTGTTTTGACAGAGTCACAACTTGAAGAATTTGAAGAATTTGAACAGCTTGTTGAGATGCTGAGACCTTTGGTTCTTGATAGAGAATCAGGCTTTCCGGAAGACTTTAGACGAAGCATTGCTCGGGTTATAGAAAGAGCTCAAATTCTGAAAGATTTAGAACGGCAAATGCGTGATCAAGAAACCGTCTCTCCTAGCTTAACTCATATCAATTCGCTGAAAGGCAAAACAGAGGTTTTTATGACTGTACCGGGTTGGAAGGAAGCATGACAGCTAGAGTTTTTCTATCAGAAGGTATTGATTGGACTACACCCGGTAACGAACAGTTAGTTGATGACTTTAAAAAATATGTTATTGATAAAAAATTGCCGACCTCTTTTGGGCGGGACGCACCGCTAAATAGGCCAAAGGATGCACTATTTGCTGGCTTGTTCCATTTACATCTAGGTGATTTTAATCGACATACTTTTCAGTATCATAGAACCTCTGACGACTGGTTGATATATGCCAAAGGTTTATATGATTCTAATATGTATCTACTTATCGACGTATTAAGCCCAGATGCGCATAAGCAATCAAATAATATTGACCTTGTAAAATCTTATATTGCTATAGCTGATAAATTCAGAGACACCTTTTAAAGCAGCCGATAGGCTGCTTTTTACTACCGTTTAACTTCTTTGTTTTAGTCTGCTTAGCGCTCTTGCGATTTTAAGTAGTTTTGTACTTATTTTTATTTCTAGTTCGGACTGGATTGATAACAGTGCTATACCCGTTAGAATTTCTTGAGGTGTAACACATTGCCCTGTTGGAAGCTCAAGCTTATCTCTAACCATGCGGAAATTTTCCCAGTTAGTGAGGTGGCTAAATTCCCTACACTTAGCCATTCTCATTAATCTTCTGCACTCTGGTGGTATCTCTTTTCCACAATCCCACCCCGTGACCGTCCTCACAGATTTAAAACATAGTTTTGCGGTTTCTTCCTTGCTCAACTCGCATTCAAACTTACGAAATATGTAGTTCTTTGTCATTTTCCGATAGTGAATCATACAACCTTTGGTAATCCAAAGGCTCTATATGAAGGTTATATGAAACTTGATTCAACATAATCGGACATAATGCGCACTAAGGTATAGCTCCAAATAACATCGGGGATCTGACCTAAAGATCGTCTGCATTGATGTGGATTCTTATAAATCGCTCTGGTATTTGATACTTGTACTTTGTTCCAGTCTTGATCACTTTCTTGATTCGCATGCACAACTGACCATCGCCTAATGTTGAGACTTTGACTATCTGTGTTTGCTTGTCGTTGTTGTGTTTCATCTCGATAAATACATCACAAAAACCCTTTGTATCGATGTTCTGCTTGGAAAGCACTTTGATTATTTGAGATTTTATTTGTCTGGCTACAGCGTTAGTTTCCGAATCATCAGCAAATGCAAACTGGGAATTCAATACGATCAGCGCGGTTAGTAACTTTACTTTCATTTGTCGCTCCATAAAAAACGGCTGAATACTACATTGAGCATTCAACCGTTTCAGTCTGAAGTTTCTTTGTTCCGTAACACTTAACGCACTACTGAAAATTCGATGTATACAGAAACCTATATTCAGCGACTCTTTTTGGTTTTATCGCCATTCGTCTTGAAACCTTGATGTGGGAAGACATTTCGAATTCTTTGCTGTACTTTTTTCGGTACCTGATTCGAGAACACCAACTTTATGCCACTTCTTCGATGATAGACTTTAAGCTCGCCATCAAACGGTGCATGTTCACCAATTTCAGCCACATTGTGCTTAAACGATGGCGGGAAATGCCCTTTTGCATCGGTTACTGCTCCGTCTTTAAACTTAACTCTCAGAACAGGCCTGTCGACCGCAACCAACCAGAAAATGACGATTGCAGCAATCAAAATCACATACAGCAT